TCTGCGAATTTCTGCTCAGGCGCCCATATCATACCAGATTCAAACAAAGGTGCAACAGCATTTACACGGGCATGCTTATCATTTCCTTTTGACGGGGTGAAGTTGACCACCGGTATATCCATCTGTCTTAGCTCGTATGTCAGTGGCAGACCCGATGCTTTTGCCTCAACAATCACAGACTCAGGTTTCCAATATTCGTATTGCTCTAAAGCTAAACGTCTTAGTTCTGGAAACTCGTATCTGCCTTTTACAGCATCTAATAATATCAGATTAGCTGGACTATCCTCGTCAGGATAGAATATTCCCCATGTCGTTATAGCAGAGTAATCAGCCGTCTCTTTTTTTAAAAATGCGGTGTCATAAGACTGTATCACATGCTGTAACTGTGGTATCTCCTCGTCGGTATATTTCATCCACCACTCACGTTTTAATATTGCTCCTTCTTCTGCTGTTGGATTTTGCATCCACTGCGCATTCCATTTAGCCGTGGGCAGTGTTGCTTGGACCTTTTCTAATTCCTCTAATTGCCAATATTCCGGCCAAACAGGTTTCTGGTCCTTTGATCCGTGGTCCATGATTGCTGGAAACTCGACCACGTGCCATTGATCAGCTTTTGGTTCTTTCTGGTTATTAATTAATTTTGCTGTTAGATCCTTATTAGACCATCTAGTCATAACAAGGACGATCTTGCCTCCTGGCTGCAGACGCTGACGTGGACCTGACGTGTACCACTCGTAAGCTGACTCTAACGCTGTTGGGGACAGTGCATCTTGTTCGGAATGTGGATCGTCTATAATTAGAAGATCTGCACCACGTCCTGTGATCGCTCCACCAACACCGGCTGCAAAATATTCACCGCCCTGTGCCGTCTCCCAACGTCCCGCTGCTTTTGAATCTTCTTGTAATCTCGTTTTAAATATCTTTGTATAATCTTCCGAGTCGATTAAATTCTTGGCCTTACGTCCAAATCTTATTGCTAGTTCACCCGTGTGTGTTGCTTGAATAATCTTGAGCTTTGGATCACGGCCCACCATCCAGGCCGGAAGTAAGAATGAGGCAAACTCCGACTTGGTATGTCTCGGGGGCATGTTAACTATCAGACGTGTTATCTCGCCCGTAGCCAATTTATTAAATTTATCTGCAATGTGTCTGTGGTGGGACCCCTCTATAAAATCAGGCCACATACATTTTACAAAAGATAGAAAGTCTTCTTTGGCTTTAT